GATGAGAGAGTGGGATCGCATGGTAAGCGCCCGAAGCATGGAGGCGCGCTCGAGCTGGGCACACCAATGCCCAAGCTCGGGTACGTAACGGAAGCGCCGCTTGAGGAACGAGACCTGAAGAATCGTCTTGTAGGAGTAATCTCCATCAGCTTTGTCCCCAGGCTTCACCTCGAGCCCAACACGACCGAGATCCTCCTTGAGCCACTTGTAGTCAAAGGTGGGCATATCACGTGAGACGCCCATGAGGGTATCATCGCCGAGCAAAGCAAGCCTCACAAAGTGCCTGAACACTCGGTCGTGATGGAGGGCCCCTCGCGACAGGTCCGGTCGATGGACTTCGATCCACTTCATCCATGAGATGCGGTACTTGATGGCCAAAAAGATGACATTGACGAGAACCGTAATGAGGATCCCGGACCAGTTGTGCCCGCTGCAAGCAAACAAGTCACCTTTAAACTGAACCACCACATGAAGCACCGACATGATGAGGAGACGAACCCGCTCAACGTCGCGTTCCGAGTACTTAAGAAGCCTCGCAAGCACGACGAAGATCCGGGCCACCCCCTCGGCGATGATCTCTGGTGGGACACGGGAGTCGCACTCGACAACGTCGAGGTCGACAAGCCGCGAGCCTCCAAAGTGGGTCATGTGTCGGACAAAGTTGGTACAATCTGACGATGCGAGGTTGGCTCCGACGTAACACTCAAAGAACTCCTTGTGCATGCCCATGAAAGCCATGATCGGCCCCAGGTACATCTTCATGAGGAGGTTGAGGTAAAACGGTGCGGCGAAGAACATGCGGATCTTGCCGATCTTTTCCTTCGACGCCTTGACCGTTTCGTCCTTGAGAGAGCCACTGACGACGGGGATAACTGGTCTCCCCTTGTCAAACTCGGAGAGGGCCCAGGCGATCATCTTGTCGATCTGGGCATTCGAGACCTCCCAACCGTCGGGGTACATGGCCACCTTCTTGCAGTGGAATGGGTAACCGACTGATGTCTGGCGGTCAAAACCTCCAATGGAGCCCCCTGGAACCCCAGCCATCGCCTGGGCGACAGTGAGGGGACGGAAAGTCCCAATGCCGGGAAGTAACTCGACAGCGCGAAGGTAATCGCTAACTGCCCAATGGAGGGCAGCGGAGTCGGTCGTTGCGACCGTTCCCAGCGACTTCCATCTCCGCACAGCGGGGTGGAACCACTCTCCATCAACCGTACGGCCCCCAAAAGTGGGGCGAACGTAAGGGTCTCCACCCGTTGCCTCCAGCATATCCGCCTCAAACAGATGGCGGAAGGAGGTCGGTGCGACCCGTGTACGGTCCCGGGCTCGGTGCCATGGCTTGCCATCGAAAGACTCAATCGTCCCAATGACAAAAGAGGAGCACGCGGTTGTTGCGTTCACCATCGACTCCTCGCGCAAGCACTGGACGACCACTTCGACCCCAAGCCCTTGGGCGAGATCAAGCTCAGGAGACTCGACCGCAACAGCCTTCACTTCGAGGAGTTTCTGCACCTCAGCCTCAATCTCGAAATGGACGAGCTCCTCGGAGAAGCCTTGGTCACCTGAAAGAGAACATCCGACGTGGATACCAGCAATCCACGCCGAATTAGCCCTCTTCACAACAAGTGGGTAACCACACCAGCGATTCTTCGTCTCCACCCCCACGTACCGCCAAAGGCGACGGGGGGCTGGAGGGAGGTTGGCGTCAATGGTGTCGACGGTGACATCATGCTGAGTATCCCCGTCGACTTCCACAAAAACTGACGCATCGAGCTGGCGCTGCGTGGTGAACTGTGATGAGTTCGCCACAAACTTGTCGATGCCGCGCCCAGACGGGAACAACCCAGGCACGAAGATGACAACGAGGTCACGGTTGGGGACCCCATGGAAATGGAGTCCCTGGATGATGTTGCCCTCCCACTTGTAGCGAGAGCGTCCCTCCAGACCCCACTGAACCTCGATGTCGGCACTTTCAGGCAGGACATGATCCTCACCAGCAAAGAAGAGATGTTTGTTGCAAATGATGAAACTCCCTCTCCACCTGATGAAGTGAGCCTTGTTGAGCTTGTCATTGTCCGCACCCTCAACGATGACAGCAATGGTTCCGACATTCCGGGCAGCAAGATCAACAACGTCTTGAAACGTAGCGGTTGTGCTGGCCTGGGTTGGCGGATCCCGAGGATCGGGTCCCAGAGGGACAGGTGACCAATGAGTTGGGCGTGGTTGAGCCCAATTGCTCCGAGCACCAGTGTTCATGACTGGCTCAGGGTCCCCTTCAACGTCCGCCTGATGAATGACCGGATTCCACCTCTTGTCACGCCTCTTGCTGAATCTCTTCTTCCCGCCGTTCTTGTATCGGCGGTACAATGAGTACGCGAGGCATGCCGCAGCCAAGATGAGGACAGCAGCATTGAAGAACTTCTCCCTCTGGACGAGGCGTTTCCTGAAACGCCCCACAGTGTAGTTGAGGAAGTAGATGAAATCGTCTTCTGGAAGGATGCTGACGTCGATGTTCCGCGCCCGCCGCATCTCCCACAAAATGGGGACGAAGTCAATCACGGCTGACGGGTGCTTGAGCCCGAAAACCACGAATTGCCAGGCGAGCCTTGGCCTGCGGCGAATCTGCGGAAAGGCAAAAGCAGCCAACCCGGTCATGATCCCGGGTGAGCATGAAATGCCGACAACAACAGGGAATGCGTACGTGAAGCCCAATGCTAGGGCGACGCTGCCTCCAACTGCAACCGGTGTCCAATGCTTGATCAACTCATGCTTGTGGAACATGCCGATGCCAATGAACGACACCATGATGCTGATGTTTGCGTAAAGTTGGAGCCCAAAGTACCATGCACACCCTTGGTAGATGGCACCGAACACTGCTTCCGGGAAAAAGAGTCTGTGGTTAAGAGTTGACCACGACTGTTCCACGGCGGCGAGATTTTCGACTGCAGTCGCCCATGCCGAGCCGAAAAAGCCCTGCATCAGCACAAAAAACAATCCGATTCCGGTCCGGGGAAAGAAAGGGAAAATCACCGAAGCGCTGATGATGTAGAGCAACGGCATCCATTGTCGCATGATTGGTAACCACGGGACATCCGGGTCATCGGTGACTGCAACTGGAGCTGCGGCGTAACCCATCCCGGCCGCATGTGCGGCACGCTCCCTCTCCGTATTGGGTGGGCGCATTCTGACTGAATACGCTGAGGGCATGGGACTGGCGGATGAACCGCTGTCACTGTCCGACTCGATGTGAACCTGGATCGGGCCCGCCACCACGAGCTGCGTGCCTGCAATGTCCGAGGCTTCAGCGAAATCCGGAAGTGAATCTGCATCCGAGTCGGAATCACCCATATCGGCCCCACCCGCGGGGGCGGGGTCGGAGTGTGGGAGGTCCACGGAGTCCGCTTGCGGGACCACACTTGTTGGTATGGTCCTAGAGATCACGGACAAAGCCTGGATTGGACACTC